TTACAAATTAATTATAGCAAATTATCTCAATTTATGCAATATGTATATTAGTTTCTATGTTCTAAATTACTCTGCATATGGTCTAGTAACATAATCCCATATCATTTCCTTTTGCTTTATTGATATGTTAGTGTTTGCAAATACATACCACTGATACATCTGCCTAATATAAGAATTGCTTTCATTAAAATAAAACCTTATATCATTTGCGTTTGCCCAGAAATCTTTAATGCTGTAAAATTGCATTTCTTTCTTAATGAAGTCCACACTATCATACCACTCTTTTAATTCTTGCTTTGTCATAATCTTATCCTATCTCTTACATAACTTTCTTTTATAAGTAAATTTCCTTTTTTAGTTCTGGTTGAGCAATGCTCTTTTTCAAAATATTCTAGTAATGTTCTTATACGTCTTAAACTATCTAATGTGAGTTTTCTTTTAACATTTTCATCAATAAGTTCACTCGTTATCAAATAAAATATTTCAGGATCATACTGTTCTATTATATGCAAATAATCGTGTGATGTGTCTTGCCTTAATATTGCTCCGTTCCAATAAAGATAACCCTCGCTAGGAATATGCAATTCTTTGCAATTTTTATGGGCAACAATTAAGTGATGAAAAGATAGTTGTTCTTTTCTTTTAAAAGAAAAACCCATAAAATCATATCCCAGTTTCTTCAATTTAAAATCATTTATCATTAGATTCGTTATTGCACGCATTATCTTCCTCCTCATACCTAGAATTTAATTTGCATAAAAAATAGGCGAATAAACCTAGTAAAATCATAATAATAATACCTAGGAATTCGCCCATTTTAATCATCTCCAATTACAAGAAAGTGCTAAAACTTGTTTATTGTAAACATTATTAATAAAAGAGTATCTTTGAAAAAAGAAATGTATTGTTTGGTTGTGAGTATATATACATTTGCACTTTTTTATGCAAGGGTTGACCTTACAATTAAAATATAACATATTTTAACAATAAATACAAGTTTTAAAGCCTGTATTTATTTCCAGATTTTAAGTATTCGTTTCTTTTTGCTTTTTCTTCTTCATCAATTCTTTTGATTTTTTCTAAATACTTTTTGATAAGTGCTCTTAATATGTCTTGCGTTCTATCACCACATAGTGTTTTAAATTCATCAATTGTACTTTTATCTAAATAAACAGAGATTCTACCAGATTTTTCACCATTTCTTTTTCTTGGCTTTTTAACTTTCTTTTCTTTTAATTCTCTTATTTTTCTTCTTGGCATTGTTTCAATTCCTTTCTTCGCATTTTGCTATAACAGTTACGACATAAACCTTTTGCATAATGTTTTTCAGCCCCACATTCTGCGCATTTATTTTCGTATTTTCTATTAGACTTGCCTAATTTTGAAACATTTTCTTTATGTAGGCAACCACAACTTTTAGTTTTACCAGAAGTTATGGAATATTGTTTGGTAATAAATACATTGCCACAATCACATTTGCACTTGCAAAGAGCGTTTTTGCCTTTTTCCAGTGTCTCTTCTAGTATTATTATCTTTCCAAATCTTTTACCTACTATACTTTCGTGTCTGCCTCTCATATTATCTACCTCCCAATATTGCATCACTTAATATATATTCACTTTTATTATTATCTCTAGTAACTTGATTAATATATCTAATTGTTGTTTGGCTTGATTTTTGATGAAGAACTTGTTGGATATCATATAATGATTGCCCTTTTTCATAAAGAAGTGTTGCGCATGTTCTTCTCATTGTATGGCAAGATATTCCATCTTGATCTATTCCAAATCTTTTAAATATTTTTTTTAATATATTTCTTATTGTCTTGTTGGTAACTCCACCACCATTGTTGTTATTGCTTGAAGATATAAATATATTTCCACTATTTCTATGTTCTACATATTTTGAAATATCATTAAGAACTTGATTAGATAATTTAACGTATTCGCTTTCATCATCTCTTTTTTTACATTTAACAAATAAAACAACTTCACCATTATACATTTTTATATTTTCTATTTTTGCACTTGCCATTTCCTCTGCTCTTAAACCAGTTGTTAAAAATAAACTAAATAAACATTTTTCTCTCAAATCAGTTAAACTATTGTATATTTCTTTACATAATTCTTCACTCAATATTTGAGTTGTTGGTGTTTTAGAATATTTTAGACTTTTAATATCTTTAGTAATATCTTCATAAACTCCATTTGCTTCTAAATACTTAAAGAAACGTCTTATAGCAGTCATATAACTGTTGATGGTATTAATAGACATACTCTGTTTTAATTCTTCTCTAAACCCTCTAAAATCATTTCTAGTGGGACGTTTTATATTTTTCTCTTCTAAATATTTAAGAAAACTATTTATCCCATTTCTATAAGCATTTAAAGTAAGTTTATTTACGTCTAAATATTCAATAAAGTTTTCCCCCTTTTCAAATAGATTTAAGTCATCCTTTTTTAATTCATAATTCATACAATTTCCTCTTTTCTTATCACAATTACATTATAGCATATTAGTTTTAAAAATGCAACAAAAAAAAGATATTATTTCTGAATATCTTTTTTCTTTGGTCTGCCTCTTTTTTTAGCAGGCTCTTTCTTTGACAATTCAACGTATAATTTTTCAAGTTCTTCATCAATTATATTATCTAGTTTTTCATTAAATTCTTTACGCATTTTATTTAATTTAATATTTTTTATTGCAGTATTTACTATTGAAAAAATCAATAAAAGAAAGAACAATATACCAGCAATACACATTGTTGCCTTAAATATTCCAAACAATACTTCCATTTTTTCACTTCCTCTCTATCATATATTAAAATGGTAATAAATCATCAGAGATGTCTATACCATCTTCTGCTACTTCGTTAAGATAGTCAGCAATTGCCGAATTTTCATCGACTTCTTCATCAACTATCTCATAATCAAGCACTCTTATAGTCCATATAGGATTATATCTATCTACTTTCCCAAAATACATATCTTCGTAAAAATCTTTTATTCTAACATAAGAACCATCTGGAATATCTGCATCTTTAGGAAATACAACAGTCTTTTCATAGGTTTCTTTTGCACCATTTTTATTCTTTTTAGTTAATGGAACTTTATAGAAAGTATAACCATTGAAATCTGTCCTTTTTATTTTGACTTTATCTCCTGCTTCGATTCTGTAATATCTTTTAGGTTTTACTTCTTCTTGGTTTTCCATATTACTCTCCTAATTCTTCATTGAATTTATTTAATCTAGTATAATATTCATTTTTAAGCATATCTATTTTTTTAAGATGTTCACTAAATTCACTTTTATTTTGTGAATTAAATATTTCTCTATACTCTTTAGATAAACTATTCAAGATATGTTCAGTGTTTAGTGATTTAATAGGAACTTGTTCACCATTTGAACGAGTGTACATTATTTCGTTTTCTTGCATTTTGATACCTCTTTTTCTTCCTTAACATAAGATATTTTATTTTTGGTTAACAAAGTTTTTAATCTTCTAATTTCAGAAGTTTGTCTATGTATTTCATTCTTCTGATCTTCTATATGTCTAGCAAGTGCCAATTTTTCATTTTTTAATTGACTATTTTCATTTTGCTGTTTTAGAATTTGTTTAGTTAATCTATCAATTTGATCTTTCATACCTTTATATGTCTTATTTTTTATTATTCTTAACATATTACTCCTCCTCAAATAATCCTAATTCTTTTAGCGTATATTTTTTGCCAGGTTCCATTCCTGCATACATTTTAGAATTTTGTGGGAAATTTGGAAAAATTAAAGCATCCATGTAAACAATGTAATCAATATTTGCATGAATATAATAGTCCCCATCGCTGGATTTTTCTTTACTTATATATGTAACTTTATCTTTAAACGGTTTTAATACTGCTTCAAGATATTCTTTTTCTTCTTTGTCTAATAATGATTTTTGCAATTCATTTTCTGGAATGCTAGAATATCCTGTAGCCCAATTTTTATAAGAATCTATAATTTGATAATTTATACCACTCCCGTTTATGATAATTCGGATTACACGCCATCTACGTCCTTTGTAAATTACTTCTTCGTTTATTTTAAATTTTGTTTTCATTTTCTTTTCCCTTTCTTTTTTCTTGAAACGTTTAATGCAATTGCTATTGCTTGTTTCCTTGGTTTACCACTTTTTATTTCTTCTTTTATATTTTTTGATATACATTTTTTACTTTTGCTTTTACACAATGGCATTATTTATTCCCCTCTTTTTCTTTCTGTGCTTTATAATTTTCTATAAATTTGTCTGGATTAAATACAAATATGAATTTACCAAGGCAAATAAACAATCTATAAACTGGAATAAAACTCGCTAATAAATATGTAAAAGTAGTTTTGAAATATCCATCTATTTTAGTATTGGTATTTGTTTCTTTCCTAAATTTATCTCTTGCCTTTATAAATTCTTTATGAAATAAAAGTGCTTGTGCCATTAATATAATGAACCATATCAAGCAACTAATTAAATATATTTTTAGCATCTTTCTTCTCTCCTTTCTCTATGCTGATGAATAAAGCAATAATCTTTTATATTATTTTTTTGAATCCAATTAAGTGCCTGCAATTGGCTTAAATGAGTATTTTTTACTCTCTCATAATGTGAATATTTATTTTCTAACTTATCTTGTTCTATTTTTTTATCAAGTTCTTCTTCTGTAAGATAGTTTGCTTCAATATAAGCAAAATTATAATCTTTAGCCTCAATATGGTCTGTTGAACTTGTATCTACAATGTAAATTAATTTATAGCCATTTTGATTTATTTTTAATGCACTATTTGGTTTGTCGTGAATAAGATATTCTAATCTAATTTTGCATATTCCTATGTCATACCATTTGTCTAATTCTAGTGCAAATATATTTTTTTTATTTATTCCTAGTTCTACTAAATGACTAGCATTAACTTGGTTAGTGATAAATTTCATGTTTGGATATTCAAATGCTATTTTTTTAATCGTACTAGGCAGGCAATGATCATGATGAACGTGTGAAATAAAAATTACTTTCGTTTTGTCTAAATATGGTTTCGCTTTTTTAAATGTAATCCCCATATCAAGCATAATGCCATTTTCTAGCAATATAGCATTGCCAGAACTACTACTTGCAATTATTTCACCGCTCATTTTTCATCACCTCATTTTTAATTAATCTCATCCAGAGACTTTGCTGTCTTTTTTTCTTCTTCTTTAACAAATACTGGTTCTTCTTCATAGGTTGGACTATCTACATATTCATAGTCACCATTATCTTTCATAACTGCCATGTCTTTTGTAAACGCTTCTTGTAACTGGATCGACATTATGCCCCACTTTGATATCAATTGTCTTAAAACAGTTTTAAATGCCATTGTGTCAAAATTTTTATACCAAAATGAACTATATTTCCATAAATCTTTTTCTGGTATTTGTCCTGCTTGCAGTTTTTTATAATCTTCAAGATTAAATGCTTTAGAATATGTATTTGCATGTTTTTCCATTTCTTCTTTGCTTATATATAAAGTCTTTCTAAAACCATTAAGTAGTTCAAAGTAGCCCATATAACCAATTACAGGTTTAGATAATCTTTCTGCTTCGTTTTCAATAAATTCAAATTTAAATTTTCCTGTTTCTTTATCTCTGCCTTTAAATTCTCCTTCATGAATTTCAAATACATCAATATCTTTATATTGACCGCTTCTAATTGCTAAATGTAAGTAGCCTTTGTAGCCAATTTGCATTTGTGCTTTAGTTACGCCCTCTTTAGAATTTTTAAAAGGTACTAAATAATATTCCCCCAATACAGAACTAGGGCTTAATTCTAATGCTTCACCAACAAGAGCACCTGCAACAATAGAACTTGGTTCGCACTCTTGAAGTGCTGGATTTGTTGCTACCGCACTTGTAATACTTGCAATAAATCTAGTCGCTTTTTTAGGATCTCCTAAAGTATTATTAATTAGTTTTTTATACATATCGCTTTGAATAACCACACTAAAAGTGGGTTGTTTCTTTACTAAATTATTTTCCATATTATTCCTCCAACTGTTTTATTTTCTCAAAAATTATATTTGCCGCATTTATACCAACATCACCGAGTTTATTTATTTCTTTTTTTTCAACGCCTAAATTTTTTAAAATTGCGACTAGCATTGATTGATTAATACATAAATTGGTAATAATGGTTTTAAATTGTTTCTCACTCATAATCTATCTCCATTTCTTTTAAGTAATCTTTTAATTTTAGTATTTTATCTTTTGTTGTTTTAATAGTAAATGAAACTTCAATTATCTCATCATTTTCTTCTGGTTTTTCTTCTTCGATTTCAATTGGAGCAGAACATAATGTGTTAACATTTTCAACGACTGTTGTTTCTTGTCTTATTTCTACTTGTACTTGTTCTTGTTGTTGCTTTATCTTTTCTAACATTTCGTGCTTATTAATAATTGTTATCTTTGCTTTAGTATAATCAAAACCATTATTTTGATATTCAAGTAATATTTCATCTCTAAATTCTTCACTTGATATTGCAATCATATCATTGCTTACTTTTTCACAAAATGCAATTATTTGCTTTTTCAAACTTTCCAAACTTGTAGATAAATTAATTTTAATAGGCAAGTCATCAAATGATACTATATCTCCAATATGATAAAATTCAGTGTAGTTGTCAAAAAATGAAATCAATTCCTCACGTTTTTTTTGTAATTGTGTTGATTCAATATTGTTAATTGTATTTGTTAATTTATCAATTCCTTTATCAAGTACATTCAAAGCCTTGTCTTTGTAGATACTTTCAAATTCATCATAAGGCTTTTGAATAGCCTTTTTAATTTCCTTCCTCTTATTTTCTAAATCTGTTTTCATTGAATTTAAGTATGTTCTATATTTTTTAATATCTTGTTTTTTTTCTTCTTGTTCTTCTTCACTTAATTTTGACAATTCTTGTAGTATTTCTTCAATGTCTTTTGTTTTATCTACAACTATTTTATTTACTTTATCAAGTTGTTGATAAATTTCGGGCAATTGTTTTATTTCAACAATTTCATTTACATTAATTTCTTCCATAATCTCAACCTTCCTTTTTTTTAAAATTATTTCTTTTTACTTTGAAAATTTTCTTCAGTGGATGGTATTACTTCAATCTTATCTGAATAAACTTTTAATTTATAGTAATCACCATAAATTTTTGTAAAATATCTAGGTAATATTATTCTTTGATGAATTTTATCAATCTTCTTTTCAAAAATTCTGTAATTATTATCCAAGTTGCTCACAAAGGTTATCTCCTTTCATAATAAAAGTGTACCACCTTTTTTAAAATATTTCAATAGATTTTACTTTTATTTTTCATTACTTTTTATTGGTAAATAATAATTGTTATCATAAATTAGTCCTACATTTCTAACCATTAACTCATTATCTATTAATAAAACTTCTAATTTTCTATTTGTGTCATCAACTAAAATATCCCCAATTTCCAAAATATCAATAATATTGAAATTTGCTATTACATTTCCTATCGAAACTAATTCTATATCATTTTTATATCTTATATTTACATTATTATTACATTGAAAATCTATTATTTTTCCTATTCCTAGTTTTCTATTTGTTTTGTTGTAACAATACATTCCAACTTCTAATTTCATTCTTTACCTCCTAAATATGCAAAATACTATTAATAATATCTTTTAACCATTTATTTTCTTTTTCATATTTACTTAAATCATTTTCTAAATTATTAATTCTATTTTCATAACACTTCCCTTGTTCTTCTAATTGCATATTTAAATATCTATTTTCAGCTTCTTTTTGTTTATACGTTTCTTCATAATCACAAGATGCTTTATTTTCTTTCATTATTTATCATCTCCTAACCTAAAAATATAACTACTATTAACTAAATTTTCAATTTGTATAATATTATGTTCTTTGCAAAATTTTCTCAATATATCAGCATAATTATTATATTTAATAAGGTTTACATCATTATCTCCATCAAAATTATGTGTATCCAATATTCTCATCTCATATAGTGTAATTTCAACTTCCTTTATCTTACCTTTTAATAAGTCTTTAAATCTGTTTAAAGCCTTAATATAAATAATATCTCTTTCAGTTGGTGCCATTATTTATCATCTCCTATTTTAAACTTAGCATATTTTATATTTTCAATAAAACCTTTAAATGTTAATGGTTCTCTTTCATCATAGCAATTATAAAAATATAATGTTCCATTTTCATAAAATAGTGGTGCAACAAAATCACTCGCATATATTTTCGTTCCCTCCTTAAGTTTTCCCTTTTTTATCATTTTAAGTAATTTAATATGTGATATATTATATTTATTTCTTTTCATCTGACACTCCTATTATTTCTTTATATTTTTGTAAAATTCCCTCTAATAATTTTAAATTAATATCATTCAAATCATAACTTCCAAGTATATCTGCAACTATATAAGTATCTCTATTTTTATAAAATTTTATTTCATCTTCTAAATACTTTATAAACTCTTTTTGTTGAGTTTCTATTTTTTGAACATAATTATCATAATTTGTGTATTCACAATCGCTACATTTATCATTCATTTACTCATCACTCTCTACTTTCTCTACTATTTCATAGTCTAAATAATTGCCGATTACTTTAGTGCAATAATAATCATAATATTTTAGTGGCAATGTTGCTTTAGTAATTCCCAAAATTATATGTTTTCTCCATATAATCATTCCTTCTGGCAATTCACTTATTTTTATTTTATTCATTATTATCACTTCCTTTTTCCAGTTCTAACATTTTATCCAGAATCATATTACATACTACTATTTCTGCTTGCGTAAATGTTTTTCCATATCTTTTACCATATGATTTTTCAAATTCTTTTAGTTTAGTTTCTTTTATATATTCTCTTAACTTATTCCAATTACACTTTAATTGGTTATTTTCTTGTTGTAATTGTTCAAAATCTTTTGCGATATGCTTCATATATTCATTTTCTTTTAGCAATGTTTCATATTCTCCATCATATAATTTACATTTATTTAATATATTTTCTACACTCCCACAATTAATAGAACCTATTTTTAAGTTATTAAAATAATTATCTATAATCAATGAACCATCTTCAATTCTATATTCAAATTTATTTTTCATTTCAACACCTCTTTTAACATTTTCTTATTTGCTTCTAGTCTATTTATAATCCAGCAATTACTTTCCGATGGTTGTTCTCTAATTATTTCTAAAATTATGTTTAAGTCATTTATTGCTTTATCAATAACTCCTTTTTGTTTTTTACATTGTTGCTCTAATTCAATAACATAATTAAATAGTTCTTCATCAGTTTTAAATGTTTCGTTCTTATTAGTTCTAATATAATATTTTATCTTTTCCATAATAATTATTTCTCCTTTCTTTAAATCTGTTCTTCAATAGAAATATGCTTATAATTATCTTGCATATCTCTTTCTAAATCTTCGTATTTTTTTTCCAAATTGTTTATTTCTATTAATAAATCTTCAATAATACGCAACGCATCATCTGGTTCTAAATAAAACTTATCTCCTAATTGAACACCATATTTATTTAATGTTTTACTTTGTAAATCTTCAATCAATCTTTCATCTATTAACATTTCTTACCTCTTTCAATGTATCTTCTATTAAAATCATTTAATCAACTCCTTAAATATTGCCATTAATACATTTATTACATATATTTCCATTGGTATCCATAAGCACTTTTTGTTTTTCCTTTTAAACATTTTACTATGTTAGTAGATATTCCATTAACATCCAAACTTGCTTCTTTTATAGAATTATATTCTTTTATTTTTTCATTATTTTTATAACTTGTTACTTTTATATTTTGAAATGGTGATACCTTTTTTTGATGTTTTAACCAACATTCTTTAGAACACAATTTATTTCTACCTCTATGTTTTATTGGTGGTTCAAATTCTTTTCCACATTCTATACATATTTTTGCTTTGGGTAATCTTTCAAAATGTTCTCTATTATGACTTGTTGGTGTCATTAATTTCAAATTTTCTATTCTATTATCTCTTTTATTGCCATTAATATGATGAACAATTTCCCAACTTTCAAGTTTTCTGCCTAAATATTGTTCCATCACATATCTATGTTCATCTTTTATATATTTTCCGTTTTTGTAGAGTTTTTTATATTCCATAATTTATCCTCCCAACTTATATCTAACAGTTGACTAAACAATGCCATAAGACAAGAAGTACAAATACTATCTCCAAAAAGATGAAAAGCACTTGAATTACTTTGACTTTTTAATATTTTATCTATATCTTTATCTTTAATTCCCATTAATCTTCCACATTCTCTTGGTGTTAATTTTCTTATTTTTAAATTTTTTAAGCATACTCCTCTATCATTGCCACCACTTGTAGTTAAAGTCTGTATCTTATCTTTTTGAACATTGCCTCTTTGATGTTCCATTCTATTAGATAAGTTTATACCATCACCATCAGTTGCTTCTAAATAACCTTTTTTAGTTGCATTTTTAATAGATATAAAAGTATCACTTGCTCTATCACTAGAACTTGCTGTTATCGTTGTGCATACATCAGGATTTATATTTTTTTTAAATTGATTACCTCTTATGTACCCATTCTTATACATTTTATCACTACTCAAGCATTTTATTTGCTTATCACTTAAATAATATTTCTCATCAACTTCATCTTCTAATAAGTCTTTAAGTTTTAATTTAAGTGGTATAGGTTTAGGAAAACTATATGAATAATCTCCTAAGATGCTAACCATAAAACATCTATTTCTTGTTTGTGGTATTCCATAATCAGTGGCTATGAGGTCTTGAAAATAATTTTTGTATCCCATATTTTCTAATGCCAATTGCCATTTATTAAAATGTTCCACATTATCAGAACCATGGACTTGTGGTACATTTTCCATCAATAATATTTGTGGCAAACTATTTGTTGTTTTTAATTCATTTAATATTCTTTCAACTTCCCATAACATACCACTTCTAGTTGAAGTATCAGCCATACCTTTTCCTTTGCCTGCTAATGATAAATCTTGGCAAGGGAAAGAATAAGTTAATATATAATCATATTCATCTTTATTAACTATGGCTAAATCATCACCTTTAACATCTTGAATATTTACTAAATTATTTGTAGCACTTATATTATTAAAAATTGTTCTTAATTGTTCTTCACTTAATCTATTTATTTGTTCCCTAGTCATAGGTTCATTGTAATTAGAACTTATGCCCCATTTAAACAACATCTCTTGTATTTCTTCTTTTGATGCAACTTCACTATAATTTCTTGTATCATCAGTAAAATGCGCATCTTTATATGCTTGAATACTTTTCACTGCCCACTCACATATTTTCCAATGTTCAAATTTAACTCCTAAATATTTTAAAGCAAGTGCTTGTGATCCGTAGCCCGCAAATAATTCTATTAATCTAATTGGCTTTGTTATTTTGTATTTAGGATACAATACATCAAATATTGTTGTTTGATTCATTTAATCAATCTCCTTCACTATTTTGCTTAATATTCTTTTAATTTCGCCAAGGTCTTTATTTTCTTCGTACAAAACAAGGATAGTAAGAATCAATAACCAATTTTTCCCTTTTGAAAATTCCTCGTCTTTTTTTAAAAATTCTTTAATGTTTTCCATTTTTAATCACTCTTCTTTTTATTTCCAACCTAATTCGTTTATTTGTTGGTTTATTGCTTGTAATATTTTAACATTGCATAAAACATATTCTCCTATACAAAATGTCTTACTATCACAATAAAATGTAATACAATCACAATCTTCATCGTTTGATATATATTCAATATAATCGCCTACATCATCGTGTTTTTCTAATTTTGTATATCCTAGTTCTTCAAATAACTCTCTAGCACTTTTCATATTTTAATCAATCTCCTTTTCTAAAAGTTTTCTTTTGTATTCATCAATTCCTAATTTTAAGACTAAATCTAATTTTTCTTTTTCAATTATATTAGGTATTACATTATTTTCTTCACAATATCTTTCTATTGCTTTTAATGTTGCCTCGTCTTGGCTACTTATAATTTTAGTAATCATTTTTTCAGTGTAAGTGGCTATGCAACTTTTTCCATCATAATCAAACATAACTATTCCTCCTGCTTCTCCTCTTCAAAATATTTATCAAAATCTTCTTTCTTTATTAATTCTGCTATAACATAATCTTCGTTACTTGTTAAAATCATTTGAAGTATTATTACATTTCGATAATATTTATTTTCATCTGATTCGAATTTATATTCTCTAAACATTGTTTTCATTGCTGAACCATCTAACCTTAAATGTGCAAACCAACTTTCTTTATATGTTTTGTATATTCCACCACTACAAGCATTAATTTTTAATGTATTATTTGTTACATAACTACTATATAATAGACCCATATTAGTCCTCCTGTTCCTCTTTTTTCTTCTTTAAATTGTTAATTTCATCTATTAGTTCATTGATTTTATTTACTATTATTACTTCATTATCATTCCATAATATATCTTTCATGTTTAATCTATAAGAAAAATTATCATCTAACTTTTCTATCTTCTTATCTTCTTCAATTATTTCTACTTCATCAAGTAAATCAATTGCTGCTTCTAATTGATATATTAAAAAATCATTTTTATTTGGTACTTGATAATAATATAAATTATTAGTAGTTATGTTTTGGTATCTTTCATATATTTTATTTTTATATTTTATTTTCTTTGGTACTTTTTCCCTTTGTGCTATTTTTACTAATAAATCTATAATTTTAATTTTCATTCTTAACATCTCCTAACTAAAATCTCTATAAGTTTGCTTTTTTTATTATAACTTCAATATCGTGTATTTTTCCTATATCACAAATGCTATCTTCTCTTGAAATATTATTGCATATCTTTTCTATATCATCTAATGCTTGTTCTAATTTTTTATTTTTTTGTTGCAAATTTCCATTTTCAATTTCAACATTCTCTAATCGTTCAAACAAGCCACCACTAGCATTATTCATTTCATTCTTTAAATTACTCAAGCCTTTTAAAATAATATTTTTATTATCCATTTTATAATTCCTTTCTTAATATGCCCTATTTACTAATTTTTAGCCTCTTAGAGCAATGTTTTATACTTTCTTTATATTTTATATGTTTTTTAGCATAATATTGCTTAAAACATTTTATTTTGTGTTATTCTCCTATATTTAAGAGTAAACGTCTATCTTCTTCTAATATCTGCTTTCTTATTTGTTCTTCATAAGTTAGCATATTTTGTGTGTAAACTTTTTCAATTCCATCTCTTTTGTCATTCCAAATCTCTATGAATTCTTTTTTGATAAATGGCACTTGATTTGTCTCTATCATTTCTAATCTACGTATTCCAATGGCTTTTATAGTATCTTGGGTTATTTTCTCAAATGCTACATTGTCTAATCTTCCCCAACGTCTTACTGCTTGTAACACTAATTCCCATTCACTTTCTGCATTTAATTGCAATTCTTTTACATTTAAAGTGGCGAGTTCACTCTTTATCTCTGCTATACTTGGTAAATATTTGGATTTACTTATGTATCTTTTGATTGCATTTTTAAAATCTTCTAACTTTGTGTCTGCGAAAAAGTTATACCATACTCCTATTTGTTCTTGTGAAAATTCTTTATTATAAGCAACTCCTAAAAAAGCCATAGCCTTTGCAAATTCTTCTATATTCATTAATAATCACTCCAATCTATCTTATCTGCTATATCTTTGGTAGTTAATTTAGTTTGTTTTTGGTTTAAATAACCCTCAAATTTATTGCCAAATAATGTTTCAGGTCTTAAATATTGACACATTTTCTTATCACCCAGCCATTCTTTAACTTTAATATCAATAACTTTTTTAAAATCATCTAGCGTAAATCCCTCATTGAATCTTGCTTTTATAACTTTTTGTGTTTCTCTTGTTGTACTTTTATAATGAGCACCTATTTTAAGATTCAAATAATCAACAATCTCTTTGTAAGGTATTTCAACCATTTCTTCTTCTTTGGGTAGTTTTTTTTCTTTTATACTTTCTTTAAGCATATCTATTTCTTTTTTTAAGCATATAATATATTCTTTATAAGCATTTGTTTTCTGATTACAACTTGTTGAAATTTCAACTTGTTGAGAATTCAACTTCTTGCTTTCGTCAACTTTTATTGTAATTTCATCTAATGTTCTATCATTGACTAGATAATTCACTTGAATATACCACCCTTGGATTTTTCCGTCTTTTCTTCTTTGTATGATATCTATCAGCCCTTTTTCTTTTAAAACAGTTTTAATTTTCAATAAACGATTATGGCTCCAATTCATACTTGATTCTACATAGTTGTCAGTTGCTTTAATAACATTTGTTTTCTGCCATTTAGCAGTTTTATAATAAAAAATATATAATGCTATACAATCAGAGCAACTATTCAACTTAAATAAAGCATCTATTGTTGTTTTATTTAAAATTAGCAAATTATCTGCTATATCATTTACTTTTATTTCATTTTCTACCATTACTATTTTTCCTTTCTTGTAAAATAGTATTCAATTTCAGTGTTTTCATCGCAAATTTTGATAATATATGTTGCTGTTAATTTTCTTGTTGTTACTTTACCATTCAGTATCTTTATTAAAGCATAAACAGACATACCTATCTCATTTGCTAAGGATGTAATAGTTTTTCCTTTAAGAAGTTCTTTTTTCTTCTCTACTTTAAACTCATACACTTGCTTTTTTCTCCTTTCTATGTTACAATATTGCTTGTAACAAATTGAAAGCGAGGTTTTTATACCTTCATCCAATTTGTTTTTTGCCTTTTTAAGAGCCCCTATTATCTCTTATGATTTAATTATAAACTATTTTGTATGTCAATTCAATATATTTTTTTAAAAAATCGAAAGGTTAGTGTAAACCTTTTTTATTTTGTAAATTCTATGGTTAATGGTTTCATTGTTCTACCTCTTTTAATATATCTAATATTTCATCTAAATCAAGTGCATTTAGAATGTAATCGTTTTCATTTAAACATCTTGATTTTTTTATTGCCAATAAATCTTTAATTTTATCAATAACTTCTTTTTGCCTTTTATTTTCTAAGTACAATCTATCATTTTCTTTTGAAAGTTCAGATACTTTTTTTATAATATCTATTCCATCAATATAAATTATTCCATTTATTTCTTCTACTCTAATTCTTTTCATTTTGTGCCTTCTTTAATATATTTAAAACTTCTTTTTCTCTATTTATTGCTATATTGCATTTATCGTAAATTCCTTGACTATCATTTTCACAAAATGTAATTCCCTTTTCTAAAGTTTCTGTTGCCGCATCAATTATCGCTTGTTTCTTTTGAATTTTCTCTTCATACATATTAATCATTTGAAGCACTTGTCTAAAATCAACTCTGTTATTTTCATCTATTATAAATTCTATTTCTTCCGTTTTATTTTTCTTCATTTTCAATCCTTTTTAATTGCCTTTCTATTTTTTGCTCTTTTATTTTTTGTATATTGTTTTCGTCTAAGTGATAATATTCCTTAAATTGTTCTAACATCATTGTTAGATCTGCATATTCTTCTTCAATATGTTTTTTAAAATAATTTATTAAACTTTTATCCAAGATTCTATCACAATAAGGAACTTGATTTTCATAAGTAAGAACCGCATCTATAAATTCAAACATTTCTGTTTGCATATATTTCAATTGCGGAATTACTCCATAAAAATTGATAATTTGTTTTTCTTTCTCTTTCATTTCTTTCTCATTTCCTCTCTAAGTTTATATTCAAACTCTAATTTAGGAGTTCTATACACCCAATGCCCACAATAATCACAAAGTTGCCTATCTATAAATTCTGGTATGACTACAGTATGACTACATTTACATTTATGCTTAACATCTGAAATTTTTTCATAATATTTTGTTGGGTTTTCTAATCTTTCAGTCTTTGACATTTTTGCTATACTCCTTATTCATTTTTTTTAGCCTTGTTTTTGTATCAACCTTTTTCTTCAATTCTTCCCTGTATGCGTTTAGTTTATATTCTGTAGCAAAATAATAAATAATAAATGCTATAACAATTAATGCTATTATCATTTTAAATATCATTTCAATTACATATAAAGTGTGTGGTTTCATTCTAATTCCTTTCTATATTCTTTTTTAATTCGTTAAACTCATCTTTATCAATTTTTTCTTTTAATGCTTCTAAAATGTATGCCGATAATGTTTTTTTGCTTTTTTCTGATAAAGATTTCAATTTTTCTTTGAATTTAGTTGTTACTCTCAAATGAATTCGACTATCTTTCATATCATTTTCTCCTCTCTACAATAAAATAATATCATTTCGTGCGTACAATGTCAACATAAAATTTTAATATAAATGCAATTTTTACACATTTGTTAAATTACCCATTTTTAACCAAAATAAAAAGAGTTTGCATTTTCTGGTACAATTGCACTAGTTAATGTAAAACTCTTTAATTTGATATGTTTATTCATTAAAATTAAGTATGTTTGAATTTAAATAAAATAAAAATACCTAGTAAATAGGTATTTTTCATTAGGTACAACTCCAAATGTGTAAATACATCTAACCCAATACAATTATATCAAAAGAGTAAGAATTAGGCAATTATTTGAATAGCACCAATTGAATTACCAATATTTCCAGCGTAATCTTTTGTGCCAGTAACAGTTGGCAACCATTTCTTTTTCTTATTATCATAAACTCTATATGTAGCATTCTCAATTTGAATTGCATCTATATCGTTAGATAAGTTGCCAGCATAATCCACCGTGCCATTTACCCATGGAAGCCAATAGCCTTTTTTCTTGTCATGCACTCTATATCTATGATTTTCAATATACAAGCCACCAATACCATTTCCTTTATTGCCAGCATAGTCATTTGAACCAATTGAAACTTTTGGAAGCCAATATTTCTTTTTGTTATCATAAACCCAATACTTATCTGTTTTGTTTTCAAAATACACTGGTTTTTTTAAATATGGTTCAGGATTGATTCTTTTAAAACTAGAATAACCTTTTGCAACCTCAAAATGAAGATGTCTAGCAGTAGTCTTGCCACTATCTCCCATAATTCCAACAATAGTATTTTCATCTACATTTTGACCTTTTTTAACTGGGATTCCTTTTTTTAAATGTGCATATCTTGTAAACATTCCATTTGGATGCTTAATATAAACATAATTTCCCCATGAGGCTACCCCACTTGCTTTAGGGTTTCGATTTTTGCCATCTACGATTTCATAAACAACACCTTTACAATTAGCATAAATCTTATTATCTTCTTCATTTCTAGACCAACCTAGATCAACGCCATGATGTCCATTTCCGTAAGGATTTGTAATTCTTTTAGAACTACGATTTATTACTCTATCTTCCATATTAATCCTCCTTGTTTTTAATTGTTTTTACTAAATCGGCAACTCCACCAGCACTCATTGTAGCACTTAAGCATAATACAAAAGCCTGTAGTAAACTTGTTTCAATTTTACAGAAATAGCAAATTAAAGCACTAAATACGCCGATTAATACATTTTGTAGTGGAATAAACTTATTTGGCACTTTTGAAATAAATAATTTTGTTATAGCACCAAAAATATAAGTTACAATTCCAATAATTATCATGTAAGTAATTTCCATCTTTTACACCTCGCTTTCTTTAATTTCTTCTTCAACATATAATTCATTCATTTGTTCTTCGGTAAAATTATCTGGAACAAATATAGTGGTTGTGTAATAAGAAATATGCTCTGGCTCAATCATATTTCCTTGTTCATCATACTTTGCTGGGGAGTATATATCATTTTTAGAACGTATCATTTTTCCTTCTGAACATATAATCATTTTAGGATTTGTCCAACTTATTAATTGCATATCAGTCTCTCCTTTCCTTAATTATACAACATTTTATTTATATATATAAACATTAACTTACAGTCCAACCTTTATTAGTTGCTATTGCAATTTCTTCTGCTGTTAGTTTTGCCTTGTTCTCATTTCCAAGCATCAACTTTTGAGTATTATAACCAGCACTTGCAATATCATATAATTTATTAATAACATTCATTAAACTATCATGGGTTAATTGCGTACAAGAACTTAAATCTAAGGCAGTATAGGTGTTCAATGCTGACGTTGAGTCAAGAGCCTTTCCATAATTGAGAAAACCACCTAAAGTTGTAAGTTTCGTACAATACTTAAGCATACCATAAGTTTGACTATTTTTACCAAAATCATATTCTGGGACACTAACAAGTGATTGACATGAGTAAAACATTTCAGTTGTACCTCCATAACTCATATTAGAAGGACGTATAACATTACTTGTATCAAGTTCTGGAGCATTTACAATGGCAGAAGATTTAAACATCCCCACCATAAGTTGAGCCTTACTTGTATTAAGTGTTGGAGGGTTTACCATATTTTTACAATTTTCAAACATACCAGTAAAAATTGTAACATTACTTGTATCTATCTCTGGAATAACGGCTAAAGGGTAGTTATAAAATAGATATTGGCCATCAGTGCCTACAATTGTTAATGGGCTTCTAAATTTTATTAAAGTGTTATCCCAGGCACTTTTATACCATCCTTGCGACGTAATTGTTGGTTTAAAATATTCATCAAGGTTAACACCACTTGTTTCAACTTCTACTTGACTATAACCGTCTAAGTTGTCATCAGTTGCATTATATACACCATTTTTAGTTATAGTTTTAGTTCCTAATATTTTAGTAGGAACATTAACCTTAGCACTTGCTTTATCTGTAACATTATAATTCCCGTTTGCAGTTATTTCTATTTCTCCACTTGGAATTATATACTCATCTGGTATAGGGTTTACCGTTACTTTAGATAGAGCAGAATATTCTTTATCAGCAACGATTTCTTGTTTTTCAGTTGTTGGATTAACTTCTTTTTCTTGCAAATTTTCTATTGGTATTTTAGGAAATTCAAAGTTGCATTTCATTTTAAACATTTCTGGTTTATCTATTATCTTTAATTTAAACATCTAACTTCACCTTTTTCAAACTATCATACCAATAAACACTTTCAATATATGTTCCACCGATAGTGTCATTTGTAAATAAAATTCTAGCATCTAATTTAATTGTCTTGTCAAAAGCAAAAGTTTCTTCTTCTGTTACCCAAATTTTGAAACAATCTTCATCTGAATCATAAGAAACTTCATTGTTAGTTCCATCATAAATTTTAGTTAAATTTCCTATTACAAATTGTATTTTCTTTATTGTACTTATATCAAGTTTGTTGCCAGCACTATCTTCCAATTGTATAGTGAAATAAAATTGATTACCTTGTTTCATAATAATCACCTCTTTCATTATACTCAATTATACCATATTTATTTTATTTCACAAAAAAACAACCATTTAAGGTTGCTTGCAAGAAAAATCTTACTATGATTTCAATTGTATCTTTAATAGATACTATACTAATGATATACTGGGTCTTTATGATAACGTCCACAACCTTTCACATATCATCAGTACACTACCTATTAAGATAGTGTGATAATTGTTGCACTCACATGGCAACACACGTTTTATTTTTTTTGTTGCATTATCGACAACTACACTCAAAAATAAAATAAAAAGTATCGTTTTAACAATAACGATAATTGTATGCTTTCACGCATAAATGACTATACATATTGTCAGGCAATTACCCCTGTCTCATTATAGATTTAGTGCTTTATAAGCACCACAGAATAGATATACGCAAAACTTTTGTATCCTCTTTTGCTTCTAGATACATGCTTCTAAGTAATGGATTAACCATATATATCTACTCTATGCCACTTATAAAGTGGCTGGCGACAATAGTCGTCCACGGGTTTACTCCTACAAATCTATTTAGCATAACTAAATGTTTCAGAGTAAATAGTGCCTTAACCTATAAAGACGCATCCGCTAGGAACTCATCATCCGAAGATTTTTGAGTACGTATTTATAGACACCATTTATAATATAACATAAAATGAAATTAAAAGCAATATGGAGTACCGTACAGGATTTGAACCTGTGCATCAATGTTTTGCAGACATTGTCGTTAAACCACTTCGTCAACGGTACATTTAAAGAAGAAATTAATCTTCTTTTGGAATAGTATTAAAATATGTCCAAACTTTATCTTTTTTGGCATCCTCATCATTTATAAAAGCATTTGCCATTTTTACATAAATTTCTACATCATCCTTACTTATAATGTTATAATAATCATTAACAAGGCTATTAATTACTATATAAAAATCATAGTCATCTGCATTTATTCCATATTGTGATTTAATACTATTCGTTGTACTTATTGTCCAAACTTCTCCTAGAGGTTTCATATCTTCTACTATTTCTCTTGCAGTATCTTTATCAAATTTATAATTATTAGCCATGCCTAATAATTTTAGTTTATATTTTTTATAACATTCTGGATTATATTCTTTTAATTTAATTATAGTGTCATCAAATATCTCAGATAATTCTTCTATATGATTCCCATTTGCTATAATTTTAGCAATATATTCTTTTATTTTCACTATTTATCTCCTCTCTAACAAATTGATAATTTTGTTATTTTGTTCAATGATAGTTTCTAAATATTTGTCATTTTGTTCATCTAATTTGCCTCTGTTTATTTGTACTTCCCTAGCCACATCATCATTTGATAATTGCAGTTCGTTAAGCATTAAATTGTAAATACTAATTGCAAACCCAATAACAGCCATCATATCTAAGAAACCATCATTAAATAAGCCACTTTGTTGATTAAATTGATTATTCATTATGCAATTTTAACAACTGTTATTCTGCTAAAAGTGTAGTCTGCTTGTTGCCCAGTGTTTGTTATGCTAATAGGAATAAAAGGTTTCCCATTTTGAGCGGTAGTATTATCTACTTCAACAATTGTTGTAAAACTCATGCTTTCTGCATTATTTTCAGCAGTTGCTGGTTTAAATGAAGCAAAACCATCCGTAATAGCAACGTTATTTCTATTTAATTGCATTGAAACAAACTCATTATCAGCGCTACCAGTAGCAGTAGCACTAACACTTATTTCATATAATCCTGCTCTTTTTAAATTAATAGTAGTGTTATTTTCTCCCATCTCAATAGCATTACCTGTAATTTTAGTAGTAGTTCCAAAAGTTAATGTTCCATTTGCGGGAATTGTAGCACTAAAACCAGTTGCAGTTAATGTTGATTTTCTATAACAATTCATACATCCATTCATTATATTTCCTCCTTTTTTAAATTTTAATTGCCTTTTTTGCATATTTTATGCAAATTTTAACAATTAATTTGTTATTTTTGTAATTTAATTTTAAAAAGATAGGTTTTTAAGCCTATCTTTATTTCTGTTCAGTTCCGTTCAGACCCGTTCAGTTTTATTAGGCATTGTCAAATGCTAGATTAAATTTTGTGAATAAGTTGTGCAGCCTGTTCCACATCCACAACTTGGATAAGCATGAAAGCGTCCAAGTTGATTTAAAATGGCACTTGTTTGATCACGGTTGCTTATTTCTGCTTTTGCATCTGATAAAGCAGTTCTCAAACCTTCAATGTAGTTATTTTGAATTAACTCTCTTGTTTTTTGATTTTCTTCAATAATTAACTGTTTTGTTGCACCAATTTTGTTATCATATAGGCTCTTTATCCTATATTTCTATATGTTGCCATATAGTTCAGACTATATCTTCACCTACGACATTACTCGTTTAGGGTTCGGCACTCGTGTTAGGATTATTGATTGCCATTCTCACCTATTAGTCGTTGAACCTTCAATCTACTTTTATTGGCTTTCGATTGCTTGGCTTCTGATTGACATAATAATTTTCTTTATTGTTTTTTTGTAAATGGTATCTTATTGTTCTTTTTGAATAGTGCGTTTTTTCAACACATTCATTCACACTATTATAATAAACTCCTTTAAAATATATGGGGCTTGAATAACCACGATAATTATTAGGATTATAATAATAAGTTTTACTATCGCCTTTTATTCTTATTTCATTACCAACATCATCATATCCTAAAGATATCCATCTAATTAAACATGTTTCTGTTATATTAAGTTCCTTTGCTAATTCTTTTTGAGTGTTGTACTCTTTGTTTTTATATATAATGGTATTTCCATAATTTTCTTTTTTTTTCTTTGCTATATCTATGTTTGGTTTTTCTTCATTTGCATAATAACAAATTTCATCATATCTATTATATTTTTTCTTTAACCAATACGAAATAGCAGTATCCGCAACATTGTATTCTTTAGCAGCCTCTTTTAAATTTTTATATAATTTATTTCCTATATAAAATGGTCTGCTTATTTTTTCTCCAACTTTTTTTGCAATGTCAGGATTTTTCATAGGATTACTTATAGACATTCTTTTTCTTTGATTTTCATTTTTCATAACATTATATTTTGAATAATATTCCCTCATTTCAGGTGTCCATGTGTAATTAACTCCACCTTTTCCACCATTGTCTAAATTACATTTGCATTGTCCTATAGACTTATAATAACAAATTAATTCGTGTTCTTTTTCAAATGCTTCAATTTCATTTTCAAAATGTTGTATAATTTCACATTTACATTTGTTATTATTATATATATTCAAAAATAATTTATTTCTCTTTTTTGTTTGTTTATATCTATCTTTTGTTCCTTTACCAATATAGAAGATTTCATTAGTTTCTTCTATATACCATTTATATACATAAAACATATTGTACCTCCACTATAATTATATTCTTAATATAGCATAAAGTCAATTGCTATGTGTTTCCAGAAATTCACCGAATATCAGGTTATAAACCTGCATAAGATTTCTCTTATGGTTGCCTATGCGTAATTTAAGCAACATTCGTTCATTTGAGCAGATAGGGTTTGAGTTTGAAGTGCATTATCATATCTATTTTGCAATATCTCTTTAGATAGTCCACAATCTCCTAATTGTGCTTGGTATCTATTATTTAAGATTTCAGTTCCTAAAGCATATTTAGTATCTAATAAGTTAGTGTTTACATTAAATGTATCTCTAGCCATTAGTCTGTTATCTAAGAATTCTTCACTAACTCCAGCAGCATTTCCACCACCAAGTCCGAAACCATTACCAAATAGACCAGCAACAATAAGAAGCATAATAACTCCCCAAATTCCACCAAATCCAAAATCAGTGTTATTTCCGTTCATATTATTTCTCCTTTCTATAATCTATATCAACATTATTCAATGTTAATACCTAAACCTTTTATTTCTTTTTCGGCTTGTTCTGGATTTACCCCAGCCTTTTGACAAGCCTTAGCAAGTTGTTCTTTTTTAGTTCCACCTTGTTTCATAATTTCTTCAACTACTGGCATAGCCTGGGCTATTTTAGGGTTAGTCTTTGCCAAGTTTTGTATCATAGCATTAGGATTGCCACTTGCCATTAATTGTTTTATTAAATTAAGTGCGTTCATTACTTACTCTTCCTTTCTTTTTCTTCCAATTTACTTATTAATTCTTTATTTTGTTTTTCCAATTCTTCAATTTTTAATTGTTCTGGGGTTTTAGGTAGTTCTATTTTATAAGACTTAATCTCCCCATTTAATTCCTTAATTGATAAAACACCATTTTTAAGGTCTATAAAGGCTGTTTTTCTTTGTATGAGTATTTCATCAGGTTTCTCATTTTCGTTCAAAATACGTGCCTCAAAATCAATTTGAGAGCCATTTGTATTTATAATATTCTGTATAGGTTGCGTTTGTGAGTTCTGATAGTTCCTTTTTAGATTTTCAAGTTCTTTCATTTGATTATCAATTCGGTCAATTGGATTACTAAAATTATTGTAATATGGATTCCCAAACATAAAATCATTTCCTTTCAAAAAAAGAGAGGCATATAGTAAAACCACAATCGTTTTAAGAGTTGCTTTAAACTATATATCTCCTCTCTTTCTAGCATAATGATACAATAAAAAAAAGAATTCAAATTTATTGAATTCTAGTCATTTTTTTATCAATTGTTTTCCTAATTTATAAAGTGCTTTGTTTAATTCTCTACTAATGGTAGCAGTACCACAATTTTCTAAACTAGCCATTTTTACTATTGAATAATCTAACATTCTATATTCTATAATTCTTTTTTGAATATCTGTTAAGTAAACTTTATCTGCTAGTGTCTTTAGTTCTTCTTTATCAAAATTAAATTTATACATTATTTTTTCTTCTTACCTCTAAAAGAGCCACAAGTCGGACAACGATATGTTCCATCTCCGTTTTTGACCATTTTAGATTTACGATATTTACGTTTTATTTTTCTTGTGATTTTAATTGTTTGCTTTGCCATTAATTATATCTCCATCATTACCAATAAAATTATTGTTACCATTCGTATTATCTTGTGTAACTTTTTTAGTGATTGTATCTTCAATAGTTCCAATATCAGAAGTAAGATAGATTGTATAACCTAACGAAATTACTAAAAGAACTACTAATAAAGAAATTATTCCACATAATCTTTTATTTTTTTTATCTTCTAATGTTAGTATTCTATATAAATCGCTTTGTTCTTGTAATTCATGCACTTCATGTTTGATATTATTTATTTCTTTTTTATCATCTTTTAAAGACATATTAATACTCCCCTTTCTTTTTTGGGTATTATATCACATTTTTACTAAATTATCAAATTGAGAATTAGATTGTCGAGAATGATATTCTTTTAAGTGATGATCTAATGCAATATTTATTCTATCATCAATATCCTTATCATAGCCATCTAGTTTAGATTCTATCTTTTCTAATTTGTCTATTATATTTTTAAGCATTTGGTCAGTTTGCCCTTGCTTATAACTTACATCGCTAGTCTTTTTGTTATCGTCTTTTTTATCATTCTTAAAAAAGGTTACAACAGATAATACAGAAGCCAAAATTGCAGTTGCAAATGTAATATATTGCATAGTATCAAACCTTTCTAAATTTATTTTAACATAGTTTTATAATTTTGCCAAATATTAAGCAATTCTTTTCCAATATGCTACAACTTGATATGGTTGTAAGTTGTTATGTGGCTCGTCTCCACCAATAATCTTAATTCTTTCGTCATTTGCTTCATAAGTGCCACCAGAAGGATTAGCACCTTCTGCAAACGATTTTGCATATGTACCGCCTGCGTGTGTGTGTGTTTGAGTAGTAGTATACGACATAACAACTGTAGGTTTATGAGTAGGCATTTCATCAATTGTCAATTTATGTGCTTTCTCACCACTAGTTTTACCAATAGTATTAAAATCAGTATCAGTGCTATCAATACCAACTAATACTTTACCTACTGCTGTTCTTTCCCAAGTAAAGCCAAGCCAATTAGAATAATCTTCATTATCTCCTTTAATAACAATTTGTCCTACTGGAAATATTGCATTGTATAAGTCTACTATTCCTTCTTCAATATGGTTCATTCTTTCGGCAGTGGCTACTGTTTCACCATTTAACCAATTTTGTTTTATATAAGCCATTTTTCATTTCTCCTTTCTTACGCAGTTCTCTTAAACATATAGCAAGTTATGTAAGGCTGTAAGTTGTCGTGTGGTTGACTGCCACCCACTTCGATTGCATTTAATTGTTGTGTTCCACCAGTTTCATAATTTAATTTATAACCTGTTTCACCTGAATTTAAACCTAGATTTGCCGTAGTTCCGTATTTTACCTCGTGAGAGTGTTTAGGCATTTGAGCCACTGTCAATGTTACTTCCTTTGCACCACCAGTTTTTTCAATCGTATTAAATTCAGATTGCGTAGTATCTACTCCAACTGGAACTCTACCTGCTCCCCATAATTCCCAAGTGCCAAAACCAAATATTTCACTAGGGTTAGTTTCAATTGTTGTCATATATATACTCCCTACTGGGTGCATTAACTTAAACGCATAGTTTAATGTTGCTGCATCCAAATCTGTTCCACCAACATACTCTGCATCCGTTACGGGGTATTCAACTCCACCTATCGTAACATAAGCACTCTTTTTTAGAGTTGCATCTTCAAAATTAATCTTTTCCATTATTTATCATTCCTTTCTAAACCTTTGTATAACCAATTATATTTAATATTGCATAAGCACTACCAGTCTTGCCACCAGCACCATTTTCTGTGTATAACCCGTCAATTGTGCTAGAATAAGGTGGCGTATCGTTGCTCTGAACTAATAAAGTGCCATGACCGCTTGCATTTAAACTACTTGCTATATCTTTAGTTGTTACGCTTTCAGACAAATAGGAACTATTACTAGGCTTTCTAGCCGTCCAGTAAGTAGCATTTCCAAAAACATTTGTTATAGCCGTGCTATTGAATTCTCCAATTGCTTGACCTTCACTAAAGAACGCAGAATTTACTTTAAAATTGCCACTATTATAAACATTATAAACCCCTAAATTTCTACAATAGCCCCAAGTCTTAACACTTGTATTCTTCTCCCAATTTACGGGCGTATGGAATATAGTAACGTAAGCATTTTGAACTACAAAATTCTCTGGAATATCATAGTCCAATTGTAAATAAGACTTTTTTGAAGGTACACTTCCATCATTATCATTTATGTATGGGCTAAAGCCTAAAAAATAATTACTTGATTGTCCTATTCCCCATACTTCATTTGAAGATTTAAATTGTAAATTGGTTAATACCCCATTGGCGTTGATAATATCTTTCTTATTTTCTCCCTCGCCAATTGTTATCTTCATTTTCTCCGTGGTTACATTAAACTCAGCAGAATTGAAGTTAATTGCTTTAGTAGCATCAATTAATACTTCGCCAGTTGACTTAGTATTAATGCTCGCTATCAATGCGTCGCCGTTACCAAGTATCTCACGCTTGCTTTCAATAAGAACCTCATCTGTTGCAATTTTAATAGAACTTTGAACGTCAACTTGCGTTGCAAATGTACTTGTATATTGATTTTGTGTTAAATATTCCACGTTCAAGTGCAGTGCTTCATAACTAGTATATATCTTATAGTCCCCTTCTGGAACTTCAATTATTAAATCTGGCAATTCTTCTGTATATGGCTTAGCCAACACATACTTTACCCCGTTCGCATGAACGCCTATTCTTCTTAAAATAGAACATTTACCTTCCAAATAATTAAACTCGTCATGAACGCTACCAACAGAATATAAATATTTAACTGGCAATATATACTTATGCAGTACCTCGCCATTTTGCTCGACAAATAAGTAAAAGTTGTTTACTTTAAATTCGCCAACAATTAATGGTTTAATATATTTTTTATATGTTTTAGTAATAGCGTACCCAACTTTTGAAATGCCAACTTTGCTTGGGCTCGTGCCTAATTGACCACCAACTATCGGCAATTCCATATAACCGTATATATCAAGTTTATGTAAATTACCTTTATATCCATTAGTTATATTTACAAAGCCGACACCACTAGCAACACTTGATATATCTACTACTTTTTCTGATAAATCTTTTATCTCTCCATTTATCAAATCTATTGTTCTGCCAACTCTTAATAATCTTGATTGAATATCGCCACCAACAACATTTGTTGTTTGTTCTTGTTGTTTAGTTGGTAATTTAATTTCATTTGTACTTGATATATTCATTTCATAAGTAAGATTAACGTTCATTAAAGTATTGTAAGTTTCTTTCCCTAACTGATATGAAATATTATCCCATGGGTCTAAACTTATATCACCATAATTTTCAGTTTTCAAATTCCAAATTATAGTGTCTTTTACTACATTGTAAATATTATCAATCATTGTTTGATCTTTAACAAATGGATTATCACTTCTTATGAATAAAGTATTATTTGTTGTATCTCCTGCTTTAAATGGTCTTGCACCATCATCATAAGAAACGCCAGATATTTGAAATTTTTCACCAAGTTTCCAAGACTTGCTTTTTAAGGCGTTTATAGACACGTTAGATGTTTGTTTTAATGGAATTAGATATAATATACCATCTCTGCCATGTTTGGCGTTACAGCCCTTTAATTCTGCTATATAACTGATATATCTTTTGCCACTTACTGTACTATCATATATACCAACTTCAATATCACCATTAGTTTTCGGATAATTTGGGTCAAATGTTATACTAAAAAAGTTACAAATATATTCAAAGATAGTATCTATTTTTGCTTTACCATCTACAAAGCACGGAGAATAATCAATATTATTCTTTGCTTTTACAGAATAGTCTAAACAAGTAATTTCACATGATTCATAATAATTCTCACTTAAATCGTCTATTAAAAATTTGCCAATAGGAACATTTACCTCTATTCCATCTACGTCTAAACTAATATCTAATGATATGTTATTATTACTTTTTATATCTAAATTATCTAAATTTTTAAATTTGATAGTTAATTTTTGTGCTATATAACTACCTACATAAAAATAATCACTAGTTGTATCTATTATTGGATTTGATATAGTTATTTTTGCTATTTGTCTATTTGGAACTAATTTATTGTTTATTTTGAGAGAGCATTTATATATTGCTCCCCCACTATAAACAATTTCTCTAAACCTTTTTGTTACGTTATATGCCATAATTCGTTACTCCTCTACAAATGACACGCTAAATTCACTTTTTAGTTCATGCCAATTATCGTTATCATCTTTCCATACTTTAAATGTATCAAAAGATTTATCACTAGCATATACTTTATGCACTTTTTTTTGTTTAGTTTTTTTATCAATAAGTTCCATATAAATCCACTCTGGACTTATTCTATTTAGTATATAAGCAATATCATCATCACTTAAAACAGAATAATTAAGTTCAATATCAATTACGTCATGTCTTACTCTATTTCTATGAGTGTATCCTTGTAAATCAGTGAATGGATCTTTGTCAACATCATGTAAAGTAGTACCTAAAGAAGAAGGAGTAGGAAAGTCTGCTAAATCAGTACAAGAATAACTACCATCAGAATTTTCTACTCCATTATGCCCTACTCTTATATAATTTTCATATTTATTATAATTCATATATTAATCTTCTCCTACTCTATATTATAGACCATATTGTCTATCTTTATCTTTTTCTTTAAATTGAATAAAGTCTAGTAATCCTTCTGTATCTCCAGTTGCTTCAATTACAATTGGTTGTCTTGGTGATTTAATACTTAGCATTGCTCTTGCAACACCCGTACTAATACCATCTACAATTTGATTTTGATTTGCTACGGCTGGTTTATTATTTATTGAGCCTACATACTCTGGTGCTTTTTCATTTGCTATGAACATATCTCCTCTAGTTGGGAAACCACCACTTGCGTATGCTTTAAGTGAATATGTTCCTAAAGTTTGAGCAGATCTTCCATTGCCAGTTGTAAGTTTAATATTCGTTATATTTAATTTTGATTTAATACCCTTTGCAATTGCAGATCCAATTGAACCACCAAATGCACTCGCTATTTTACTTGCATCACTTGAAGATATACTTGTTTTAAATAATTTTGTAATACCACTTGAAAGGTCTGCTAAATCATCCCCGAAGTTTCTTGCAGTTTTACCCAAATTATTATCTTTGATTTTCATTAAATAATCTATTAGTGATTTTAAAGCACCATTAACAGAATTTATTGTTTCAATAGAAACATCTGCAACACTTGTATAATAACTTTTAAAGTTTTTACCAAATGATACCAAATCATCTGAAATACTTCCAAGTCCTTTTTCTCCAAAAGCATTCTGCCACCAACCACCTGTTTTAGGTAAATTGTTTACTAAACTTGCTAAAGATTTTGCGGCATTTGCACTTTTTTCAACAATTTCGGGATTTATATCTTTGATTTCATCATAAAATGATTTCATATTTTTACCAAAATCTGGTAAAGGGTCAGATATAGTTGCTAAACTCTTCTCACCAAACTTACTTTGCCACCAACCACCTGTCTTAGGCAAGTTATTAAATACTTCTGTTAATGCTTTAGCCGCATTGGCTGCAGATTTAACCGTTTCTGAATCAAAGTCTTTTCCTAAATTATCTTGGAATTCTTTCATTTTCTTACCAAATTCTGGTAATAATGTAAGATTTTTAATTGTTCCTAATGTTCCCATTATTCCAGATAATCCAGATAAAACATTAGCAGCAGTAATATATAATAATGCTTCTGCCATGTATTTAGCACCTAAAGCGGAACTTTCATCTATATTATTAATTCTATCAAAGAAATCTTTACCATTAGTTGCAAATTCACTTAAATATGTTCCTAAATTTGGTAATGACGAAGCAATACCTTCTATTATGCCACCAGCAAAACCACCTACTAAAGCACCTAATATACGTCCTACACCATTAAATACTTTAACTAAAATATCTATTCCATTATCTATCCATGTATTAATACTAGGAAATTCAGTAATTAAAGCACCAATTGCACCTATAAATGCTACAGTTGCACTTACTACTAATGCTAAAATTCCTAATCCAGGTATTATGATTTTTGATCCTAAACCCGATAAGGCTGCTAAACCTGTTAATAATCCTAATGGTATAATAATTTTTGCTATACCTTCAAAAACTTTGACTAATGTATCTATTCCAGTTGTAATAGCAAGTTGAGCACCTTCGCTTTTTGAAAAATATCCTATGGCACCAATTAATATAGGCATTGCACTTATTATGCCAGCCAATTCGCCAAATCCTATTGCAAGGCTTTTCGCATCAACCTTGCTTAAGGCATAAGTTAACCCTGACATTGCGGCTAAAGGTATTACAATAGAACCTAAACCTTTAAATAACATTATTAATGTATCTAATCCATCTGCTACAAATTCGTCAAAACCAGTTTCATTTACTAATAAATGGTATGCTCCAACAATTAATGTCAAACCGCCAATTATTAATGCAACATCACCTAATCCATTAAGAACCGTTCTTGCTTTTGGAACTTTAAACTTTTTGGTTGCTTTTCCAACATCTGGAAGATTACTGGTTGTTTTAGAAACTTTAGACAAACTTCCTAATCCCGTAAATATACTTTTCATTGATTTAACAAGTTTTAAGACTGGTAATAATGCAGTAAACACTCCAGCACCCGCTAATAAACCAATTTTTATTTTATCTATTAGTTTTCCACTAAATTGTAAAACACCATTAGTATCTTTTGTGTAACCAAACCAACCTAGTATTTTATCTCTAACTTCGGTTGCTTTATTATTAGTTTCTGCAAGCATGTCATTGTATTCTTTTAATTGAGCAAGTAATTTAGAATTTACTCCTCCACCTATACCACCAGTACCACCTGAGGAAGAACTTGTTGGTGTCTTAATAACATTTAATTTATCAAAACCTCTTAAAGACTTATTTGCTTCTTTTCCAGCCTTACCAGCATTACTTATATTTGTGCCTAATGTAAGAAAATCATCACTAATAGAAGAAACATTAGTTTTAATACCTAATAGACTTAATAACGTACCAATTATGGTATTTATTGCCATTAATATACCATTTAATATTGGTAGCATAGGTTTTAATATTGCATTGAATATTGAACCTAATTGTCTGCCTAAAGTGTCCAATTGAGCGTTCCATATTTTAGTTTGGTTTGCAACACTATTAATTGTGTTTGCAAAATCTCCTTGTGAACTTGCCAATTGATCTTGCACGATTAAATACCTTAGTATGGTTTTCTCGGCTTGCGACATATTAGTTACACTCTCTTGAATACCAAGATTATATGCTTTTTGCTGTAAAGCAGTTGTTGTTATATCTGCACCTAATATTTTAATTGCTTCCGTTTCACCAGTTAAAGCACTCATTAATTTTTTGCTAACGTCAGCAGTATCTAAATTATATAAAGAGGCTATATCATTTTGCATTTTTAATAAGTTTTCACTTAAAAGATTAGCACTATCACTCGCTATTCCTAAAGCATTAGATAGTTGTCTATATTTGCCCAATGATTTAGTTAATTGAGAAATGTCTAATCCAGATAACTCTGCCATATTTCTAACAAGTTGTTCGCCACTACTGTTTGTTTCCCCATAAGCAACTTGTAATAGATGTAAGTTCTCAATGTATCCTGTTTGAGCCTTACCAGCATTTATCATAGTGTTAGTAATGCTTTTTATTAATCTTGCAAAGCCAATTATGGCAGAAGTATTAAAAGCATATTTAATTTCATCACCCAAAGTATGTAAATTTTTTTGCAAATTTTTACTTTCACTATTTAAATTTTTAAGTTCTTTGGTTGCCTCGGCAGTTGCAAATTTTATAGTTACGCCAACATTATCGCTATCTTTCATTTACCCCACCTACTTTCTAGTTTAATATCTAGCCCAAGCGTTAAATTCTTCTTGAACTTTGATATTTATTTCATTTTTTGTGAGTTTTTTATTATTTATTTTTTCATATTCAAAAACTTTATCATACTTTGGATATTCTGTTTTTGTTTTAGAAAAAGAATTATTCAAAGCAATAGATGTAGCCATACAATTCATATTTCCTTCAAGCCAAGAATTATATTTCATATATTCCATTTTTTCTTTTTGCTCTATCTCTTGCTTTTTTAAATAAAAAGTACGATATGCCCAATACAATTGGGGGTCATCTTCCCAAAATTCTTTGCTGGACATACCGTACATTATTGCACTTGGAAATAATTCGTTGAAATAAAATTCAGTAAGTGAATTATATTGAGTGTCTTTATCTTCATCTATTTCTTCGACTTTAGTGCTGCTAGGTTTTTTAAGTTTTTCTTACTTACATTGTCTTTGTTTGTATCGTTAATCATTTGATTACCTAACAATATAATTTGTTCTTCACCATATTCAGCAACGGCTTTATCATACAATTCCTTTGCCTGTGTTGGTGTAAATTTATGTTCTGTATATAACATAATCCAATAAAGTCTTTCATACATTATTGAAACTACTTCAGCATCTTCGTCTATACTTTCAATGCTTTCAATACCTTCAAATGGATTTGTATCTTCTGTTATATTAACATCTTCATCACTAACAATGTCTTTATATTTTTCTTGTAGTTTTTTTAACTCTGCACGTTCTTTCTTGCAGAACTTCTCCCAAGCAACAATACCTTCTCTATTAAGAAATAGAGTGTATTCTTGACCATCAATTTCTATAATTTCTTTACTAAATTCTTTCATATTAAATTATCCTTCCTTATTTTAAATTATTCACTATCTGCTACTACTTCTACGGCAATGCTTCTATATGAAGTTGCTTCTCCAGTAGCACTTGTTTCAAGATTTATCATTGTATATCCTGCAGCAACACCAGTAATAGTTAACTTACCGCTTGAATAAGTAGCAGTTGCAATTGAAGCAGAAGCACTTGTTGCAGTAACAGTCGCTTTTTCGCTTGTTTCAATAGCGATTTCTATCTTATTAGTTCCAGTAATAGTTACATCTGGTAGTGGAGTAGTAATAACAGCAGTCTTTTTGACAATATCTCTTACATCGTCAATTGGTAATTCTTCTGCACTATTTACAGTGATAAACATTTGTCCTTGAACAATTCCATCAACTGATAATGCACTTCTACCAAATTTCATTGTACCAGTGTATTTTTCACCAGTATTATCTGGGTTTCTTTCTAAGAATGATAGAGATTTACCAACATATTTTTTAAGTTGTTTAATATTATCTCTATGATAATTGAAAGTATATGTTTTTTGATCATTAGTTTGCAAACCTTCTACTTCTGTAACAGAACCATCTGTTAATACAGTTTTTGCTTGAGTACTTGGAGCACCCTTTGTTTCTGGCATATCAGTAGTAGGCAATAACATAAAATACTTGCTATCAGCATCATCAAGTATCATTAATGAAGCACCTTTACTAATAAACCCTTTATCAGTATAATATCTTTCCATATTTTATTCCTCCTATTTTAAAATATATTTTTATTCCAACTAGATAAAGAACCACTAAACAACATTGTTTGTCTTTTAACATTTATATCTGTGTATTCCCCTCTAGTACTACCTTCCCTTTGAAAACCACAATATTTAAAGAATTTTGCAGTTAAATCTTTAAGTTCATTTATAATTACTCTTGAATTGTATTCAGTTCCATTTATAGTTATGTTTTTTGTATAAATATCTACTTGATAAGTTAAATTATCTCCAAATTCAAGCCTATTTAAAGTTAATAAACTTAAATTATCTGTATTATCTTGCTCTTTAAATATAATTGTTGGAAATTTAGAAAATGACTGGGGTGTATCTGGAAGTATTTGCAATTTTTCGGCAAATACAGAATTTTTTTTCATAAAAGCATTGTATTCTTTTAATAAATCAACTTCTATATTCATTTTCCCACCTCAGTCATTATAGTTTCATTTCTATATATTCTTTAACCCATTTTTTTATATTTTTTTCAATGGCAAGTTTCAAATTATAAAATATTAATCTTCCCTCAAAACCATTAGTCCAAACTGTTTGACCATTGTCATCAACATAATACCAACCTCTATAGCCATGATTATTAACATCATATTCCCAGTTTTCAACTTCACTTTTGTCAGTATTTATAGAACCAGTATAACCAATTCCATATTCCACTATTTTTGCTAGGCTTAACTGGGCTGGATATTTGGCTTTAGTTGTTTCTTTCATATTCTTTGATGAAATATCTATTTTAGAATTATTATACAAATAAATTGTATCTCCTTCGATTTTTAAATGGTTACTATTCATATAGTTACTTTTATCTATATTTTCCTTAGTAATTGTCGAAAGTTTTTGAGTACAAATTTTTTCTAATTCTAATTTGCATTTATTCCCAATATATTCTAAAAATTTTGAATCTGTAATGATAGTACCTAAAGTAGATAATATTTTTTGTAATTCTGCTATACCTTCTGGGCTAAGATTTATTTCATAAACCTTTTGCATTATTCCATTTCACTTTTTGAAATAAATTTGTTTTCTTTAATAGGGTTGGCTTTAACTAAATTCCAACCACCATTTAAGTATAAAGATAATAAACTTTCAGGTACTTCTTTTGATATAAGTTTACCTTCAATGTTTTTTCTTTCTACTTTAATCATTTTTTCCATATTATTCCTCCTCTACAAGTTTTAAGAAATATATTCTTATGCAAGTGTTTTGATTTCTTACTGAATATATCCTATAATCGGCATTTGCACCATTTTTTACTTCTCCATTTGGAGTTGTATCTAAATATGCTCTATCAAAATCATAGAATTTGCCGATATATTTAGATTTTTCTGTTATAAGGGCTACTTTCATTCTGTTTGCAAGTTCTCCAAATTCTCTGATTTCACTATCTTCATTAACAGCCTGTACATTAAATCTATATTTTTTTGGAGTATCGTAGTTTTCTATTTGATTTAAGTTTTCATCTTGGGTCGGTTCTAATTTTTTGGCAATATACAAGGTGGATTTATAATTGAATACATTTTGTCTATTTACATTGTACATATAAATCACCTCGTACTATTTAGGTACGCCAACTTTTGAAGTAAGTTTACACATAAGGTCATTTGATAGACCATCAGTCATTTTACTCCAAGATAAACTATTTTCACTATAATTAGTTAAACCTTGTTTATCTGCCAAGTTGTATTTTTCTATACAACACCTTAATTGCCAATTGTAATACCTTTTAGGCAATAGATAACATTCCCAATCTTCGTATGGGAATAATACTTCTAATGCTATAAATTTACTATCTTCTAATAAATCCTTCAAGCAATTTTCCCAAGAAGTTGTACTACCAAAAATATCTTCATCATAAGGTATTTTTGTTTTTAATTTTGGTAATTGTATTGCTAATTCTTCATCAGTCATATTATTCCTCCATACTATTTATTTTTATAAACTATCCTCTTGAAATAATTTGTACAACAGGGATTAATTTATGGTTAACATAAGCCTTTTCACTACCAGACTTACCATTATTAACAATTACCCAGTTTGCACCATCAGCAAGTTCTGCTGGTGTAGGTGAACTTGTTTGCATTGAAGCCTTTGTAAATGAAATCCATTTTGGTACAAATAATTTTCTCTGACGAGTATATAGTGTATCAACACCACCATTTTTAGCAGGATCTCTATACATTTCATTAGGAACTTTAACGCCTACGTTGTCATAATCAAAGAACTGATTTCCTAATACATAAGTTGTATAGTCAGTTACAGCAACTACATAATCATCTGCTTTAACATTTGCTGGATAGAAACTTGCTTTTTTAACATCGGCAAGATTAATTTGTCCTGCAGTAGCACCACTTGCAACAACCTTTAGTGCATTTGGAGTGCTTTCAGTTGCAGTATCATAACCATCTGCAGTAGGCATTTCGTCATCAACAACAACTAATTTTCCATTGTAAGTAGCAATAGTTAAATCTCTTTCAATACCATTTGAATCAGTGTATTTTAAGAAATTTAATAGATTTAAGTTTTCTAGGTTAGTAGCAACTAATGAGTGCATGAAAGCAACACTATAAACCTTTTTCTTATCTCCACTAGCCTTTTGCATAGCCTTATTCATATCAGTTGCATCTAATTCCTTATCAACTTTGTAAGTATGTTTAGCAACAAAATCAGTACCAGTATCAGTCATAGCGAAGATACCCTTTAAAATACTTAAAAGGTCTGTTTGGTCAACACTATCATAGTATTCCTTAACTTCTTCTGCTAGAGGCATAAAATCTTCTCCAGTTAATTCAGTTGAGAAATCTTTTTCAGTCCAACCTTTCATACGACCAATTATAATTTTACCTTGTTCAAAAGTATCTCTTAATGTAGCAGTTAGATTAGTAACACCATCATAGTTTAATACTTCTCCATCTAGTAAACCTTTAACTGGTTCAGTAAAGTAATTTCCACCAACTTCATCACGAAGTCTAGCAGTCATGTTTGGTTTAGCATTTAGTAAACCATTTTTAATTAGTGAGTTTTCTTTTGTGTTTGGAACTTTACGCATGTATTTTTCCCATACTTCTGGGTTCCAAGATTTGCTATCAAATTTAGCCATTTTTTATCATTTCCTTTCAATTTTTTTATTATAGTTTTGCAAATTCTTCTGGATGTTCTTTCGCAAAAGTATTTTGCTCTGCTTGTGATAATGTTCTAAATTTTTCAAATGTCATAGAACCATCATTTTGTGGAATATTAGTAGCACTTGGTTTAGCATTTAGACTAGCAATATTGTCTTTAGTTTCCTTGATAATGTTATCTTTGTATGTTTCAAATTTTGTTTTTAATCTAGTAGCATTATCAATTGTTGTCTTTTCGTCATCACTTACTAAAGAACTTAATAACTCATCATCAATGTCTAATCCTACAAGGATATTTTGAGCCTTTGTCTTATTAAGTAATATTCTTGATTGTTTAAGATTTGTTTCGGCTTCTTTTTTCATAGCCTCAACCTTTTCTTGCTCAGTCATACTTGCTTTATTGATTTCTTCTAATTTAGCATTTGCTTCATTAAATTTAGTTTCAATGTCTGCTTTCTCAATAAGTTCTCCTTTAAGTTTTTCGTTTTCTCTGCTAATACCATGAAAGGTATTTAGAATATCCGTAACTTGTTCTTCGGTATATCCTTTTGCTAATAAATCTTCACGTTTCATTTTATCTTCTCCTTTTCATATACAGTAATTTTACGGTTTACCAACCATTGAATAGAGATTTATATATTTACGTTTGTTATCGTACAAACGATAAAACCTTATGGAAGGTCGAGAGGAAACGAATTGCACGTTTCTGCACACTAGTTCTCTCGATTTTAAGGGCTTATTGCCCTTGTTCATTACGTTCTAATGTATTTGTTATTTTATTATTTTGATTATTTGCTTTATCATCTTCATTTACAAATTTATTTGTATCGCCATTTACATCTTCTTCACTTTCATTTGGCATATCATTTACTTTTGGATTTTGTTGTGAAGTTTGCTCACCAAATAAATCTTTTTGTGCAGTAGTAACAGCATTGCTATCACTAAATAAATCAACAATACTATTTGCAAACTCTCTTGGAATGTCGCAAGCGTAAAGTGTTTGTAAAGCCTGTGTCTTAACAAGCAAGTTTTCACTCTTATCAATTAAGAACTGTGTATTTATATCACTGACTTTTAAAGAAGATATGTTACTATCTTTTACACTATTACAAATCTTTAGAATAACTTTTAAAGCATTTCTATCACTCTTTTTAAATACTGTCATGTCGTTCTTTATACGGATGCCAGAAGTAGCAAATCCTTGACCTACAAGTTTAGCCTTACCTGTGTCTCCACTTTCAACACTACCAGTATCACTAGCAATAGGAACACCTAATATTTGGAATAAAGCAGTCTTAATTCTGTTGTAATAAACTTGCGTATCTGGTGAGTTAATTTTATCTTTTAGTAAATCAACGCTTGCTTTCTTTTGGTCTGTTGAATTTATACATACAGCACCTTGTTGTCTAATACTTGCAATATCTTCACCATCTACATCAACATTTGTAAATACCATAATTGCATTTACATATTGGTCAAAATCATCTGCATCTAAACTTTCAACAAGATTAATATTGTCAAATAAGTCTTTGCCAATTTCGATTAATGAAATTCTTTGACGATTTAAACTATATTCAGTAATTATATGTTCTCCCCATAATAGAGGTATCTCGTCAACTTCTTTTCCATCATCAAGGAGTGTTTTGATTCTTGTTATAGTTCCACTCTTATCGCTATATGTAATAACTTTATCTCTTAAATAAACAGTATATACGTTATAAGTTTTTGGTTTTGTAACTGTTGTTGCATTGTTACTATCATTTTCAATAGGATACATCATTGGAGTTACAATATAAGCAAATAATTGCTCATTACCTAACATGTTTGAATATACAACTTCTGTATTTTCTACTGGGCAATTAATAATTTCAAAAGGTGCCTCATCTTCTTCATTTTCTTTGTCTTTATTAATGTATCTAAACCCTCTACCACATACAAGCATATCTTCATAAAGGTCTTTGTCTTTTTCATCTTTATTTTCATAACTTACATATTGGTTAAGAGTAGATATTTCTTTGCCACCAGCATCATTTAATTGTGTATATTGAATTGGTTCACCAAGTAAATATGCTTTTTTAAAATCTACAATAGCATAAGCCCAATTTTCAACAATTTTATGGTTAATTTCTTCTCTTGTGAATTTCTCTTTATTCTTAATGTCTTGGTCTCCATTATAGTAGGCTTTAAGCATTAGAGTATCTAAATTATTTTTACTATGAATACCTTCTGCATTTATAAGTATTTCTGAAATAGCCTTATCTAATTCTTTTGGATTTTTATTTAATAGTTCTATTTCACTATAAGAAGCAAGAATTGTTGTTCTACCATAAGTCTTTATAAATACCACCTACCCTATGAAATTTCACACCATAAATATAATTTATTTTTTATTTTTTGTCAAATATTTGTAAATTTACAACTTATTAACTTTTAACTTTACACCTTTTTTAAAGGACTTTTCTCTTAATCTCACACCTTTTTCAAGGAACTTTTTCATTTTTAAGGTAATAAAGCAAGAAAAAAGACCCTACCAAGGTCTTTTTATAATTCTTACTTTAGGCAATTTACCTTCGCCTTCAATAAATTGTTGTGTAAATAATCCAGAACTATCTGGTGCATCATCATTAGGATTCCTTCCACCATCATTATAAAGTGTCAAATTATCCATAAATCTACCCATATCTGTATCTATTCCATACATTCCTTTTTGTGGGAATACGAGTTTTTTTACAATATTACCTTTTTGGTCTTGAATTCTTATTTGCTTATTCTCACAGTTGTACTTTTCTCTTATTTGGCAGAAATAAATACCATGGTCTGCAAGGATATTTTCTATATTTTGCTTTAATTCACTAGTAACATTACTTTCTATAACAAGTTCTATAATATGGTTTTCGATTATTTTATTACATACATCTGCATACATATCTTTAGTAGCAGTTCTAGTAAATAGCGCATCTTTTAAATAGTAATCAAAATCATTCTCATTTGGGACTTTAGTAAAAATAGGCATTGCAAAGAAGTCTTTACCACTCTTTCTTGTTGCATCTATTACAGCGTATGTTCCAGTATATTCTGTTGCTGGAATCTTATCATAAGTTCTAATTCTGTTATAAGAGAAAAATAAACTCTCTGGATCAGTCGGTTTTTGCTGGAAATTTGTTTCCCAAAGATATTCAGAAATAGTTGTTTTTTCTAGCAATAACTCTCTAGTTGTTTTAAGTTCGGGGCAAGTAGATAAACCTGTTTCATAGTCTAATGCTGGCAACTGAATAATAACTACTGTTTCATCATCATTAACATAAGTGTATTTAAACTTAGGATGCGGATGCAATTTAACAGTCTTTTGAGTTTGCTCTATTAGAAGATTAATAAAATCGCCACTAGCCCATAATGTACCCGTAACGACTACTTTAGGTATCTTATTTTGGACAAATCTTTTCTTCCATACCGTATTAAACTTATTAAGATAATATTCATTTAAAGACTGATTCATTGCTTCTTTATAATCTGCGTACAAATCGTCAATATGTATTCTTTGACTTGCTCTTACACCAATAACATTACTTTGGACTGTTTTAGCATAGTAACTGGCAACAAGTTTACATTTTTTAAGTTTCCAATTACCCTCTGTTTCCTTTAAGAAGAAATTTCTATCGTCCTCATGATATGCCATATCTTCAAAGACTTCACCAAACCACTCGCTTTTTATCTCGTCAATAACTGTTCTACTTCCACCTTTTACAACGTCCTCATTAGAACACAAAGATAATACTGTTCCAGTTGGATCATAACCAAAAGCCCATGCTTCGCTTATCTTTTCTGGGTATGTTTTACCAAAACCCGACATGGCGTTGAATATCAGAAGTCTAAATTCTGGGTTTTTAACAACTTGCTCTAGGTAATAAATATACCCTCTAATAACTTCATATCTAGGAGCAAAAAACTTATCTTCTTGTCTTTCTTCCCATTCTCTATAGACCATATAGTGTTCTAAACTGGTTCTTGCAGCCATCCTATAAGCATTTTTAATATGCACGCTATATGTTGCATAGTGTTGGTTGTTATTATCAAGTTTTATAAGAACATCAATAAGGGGAATATACTCTTTTATTGATATAACGCTACATTTCATTGGGTTTAGGCGATAATATTCATTAAAAAGGGCATAAAGGTCTTTCATTATGTCAAAAATATCGTTATAAGTAAGTTTTTTCTTGTTTTTAGATGTAAAATTCGTCTTTAAGACAGTAATATACTTAGCAATATAGTCTAAAAGTTCTTTTTCACTTAATCCATTCATCTAAGCAATCACTCTTCTTTCTTGTTTAAAAGAGCCTTATATTTATCTAGTTTATTTTCCAAAGCATCCTTATCAATAGTTGCTTTATATGTGATATTAACATTTGGAGTGGCTTTTTCAACGATTTCATTTTGAGTTTTAAGTCTAAACAAGGTACTTTTCTCTTTAGCAACCCCCATTTGGCTCATTGTTAGATTTTCTTCACCTATCTGATCATATATTTTCTCTACAATATTACGCATATCCATATCTTCACTATTACGATAATTCCTTAATGTTGTCATACTTATACCTAAAAACTTACAAAAAGTAGTTAAACTAGTAGGATAATTACCAATATGGACATTTATATTTGTGATAATATCCATATAGTAGTCAAAAGCCATTGCTATTTGTTCAGCACTATATGCTGGTATCTTACTACCTAAAGGAACTATACTCTTAAAAAAGTAATTATTAATAACAATAGGTTTTATTTCAACTGTATAATCTATTGGGTCTCCATCTTTATCCCATTTACAAGCAATCTCATTTTCTTTAGCATACTCAATCATTTTTTCAACCATTTTCTCTTTTTGCTTATATAGTTCTGGAATTAAGTCTGAAACTGTACCATTAACATAAAATTCTTCTAATTTGCGTACTTTTATCTTATTATTTTCATCTATCTCACTTTGTTTATCTCTAATTGTGTTCATACATCCTTATCTCCTTGTATTTAACATACCATATTTGAACGTTTTTGTCTAATATGATAAAATATACACGGAGAGTGAAACAAATGAATAACGTGCCTAAAAATAGTATTAATATAACTATTCCTTTAAACCCCGTTACTAAGAAAAACCATGGTCAAATCATTATGTGCAAAGGACGCCCTATTATGCTACCTTCTAAACCTTACATTGAATACGAAAAGAGTTGCAAACCCTTTTTACCAAAATTAGATGCACCTATTGATTATCCAATTAACTTAAAATGCACTTTTTATATGCAAACCAGAAGAAAATGCGACATAGTGAATCTATTACAAGCCGTATGCGACATTTTAGTCAAATATAACGTTATTTTAGATGACAATTACACTATTGTATCTTCTCATGATGGTTCTAGAGTGTATTACGACAAAGATAATCCCAGAACTGAAATTTCTATTACTAATTTTTAACACGAAAAAAGAGGCTTATTAAAGTCTCCTTTTTCTTTAACAATGAAAAAAAATAAAACACCTAGGGGGATTAAATAGCCCCCAAAGAGCACTCGTTACATAAATGCTCTTTAAAAAATAAGTAAACAGGTGCTCCTCACACTAATAAAAATAAGCACGATATTATTCAGGCACTATGAAGTAAAAACCCTCGGTAGGTGCGACCTATCCTCCATTTTTACCTTTTATTCATAGAAAAGACTGATACTTTTAACTTTCACACAGTTTAGGTAATAAACAATGTTCCAGAGGACTTTCATTCCTTGAATATTCTTCTTTTTTTCAGTGGATTTGTGCTACTCATACAGTTTCTAGTCATTTTTACTCCTATCACTAGGTATCAACCACTTACTTTACCAACTTTTTGGCTCTACATACTCATCTTTTAACCACCACAGTTAATAGAACTATTGCATGGCTACTCCCTTTAAGATCTCTCTTATCGTTTTCATCAGTTGCTGGCGACTAGTTTATCTTCCTTTATATCTCCTTATCTCTACCGCTCTTCCCTTTTTCCTTGGTTTCCAAGTCCTATACATGCTATTACTAGCATCTACCACCTAATCCATTAAGAAACCTCTCTCTTAACTAATGGGCTCAAGGCAAGACCCTTACTATTTTCCAAATAGTCTTTCATAAGGCTCTATTTACTTACTTTTCAAAGAACATTTTTTTAGAAAGGAGGTAAGAGAGAACTTGTTTTTATATGATTGATTTAATGAAAACAAAATTTTAGGAATAGTCTTTGGAATACTATCTTTCAGTAGGTAAATTACTTTCGTCTTTTTTTGTTCTCTCTTATCCAAATTGCATTATACTCTTCCGAGTACAACTAAATGTTACCACTTTTTTTGATGGCTGTCAATTGGTTTTTGTTTTCTAAGTATTTTTTTTATTTAGAATTGTTTGTAGGGGTAACAAAGCCATTTTTTGCTTTTTTCCTGGGTGGCAGGGGTAGCCTTTACACTTTGTTTACATTCAACTTCCAATATTGATATAATATTGAACGTTAAAAAAATATCCAACACTTTGTTTTTTAAGTAACAACTTGTAAGATATTAAACACCTGTTGCAAAACTCATTTAAGAAAAGAAAAAAAAGAAAAGAAAAAAAGACTTAATAAAAGAAGAAAAAAAAGTAATATAAAAAAAAGAATAAAATTAAATTAAAAAAAGAAAATAAAATAAAATAAAAGAATATAACCACTAATAATATTATTATTATAATATAATATAATATAATTACATGCTTATAGTATAGTGCTTAATAATATAGTATAGTACACACACATAGTATAGTAATATATATATTAAATATGCTCTTATTATGATCTAGTAATAGTAATAAGATTCTGGCACACTGTTTATAGTATTAGATGGGTTATAAATAAATTATAATAAAATGACATATTTTAGTAAAAAAGTATTGACTTTATTTATATATATGATATAATATAATTGTAATAGAAAAGAAGAAAGGAATGATCGGCTATATGATGGGTGCATATAATTACAATGATTGTTATTTTATTAATCACAATCAAAAAAAAGTTTGCTTTAATTTTGAAAGCAAGAAAAGAGTAAAAGGAAAGGTGTTAAAATTTATCAAAGAGAATCACCAAGAATCAGATATCGTTAAATATTTAAATGCTTTTGATTTAAAACTTGAAATTATAAACAAAAGCAAAAGATATTTGACTTATAGAATAATTGATAAATAAGAATTTAAAGGGAGTCGTGAAAATATGAGAATCAATGGAAAAATTTATCACTTAAAAAAAGATATTAAAATTTTATTATTAATTATCTTATTAGTTATATTAATTATAATTAGTTCTGTATTAATAATAAATAAAATCAAAGATGATTTTAAGGAATGTGATGAAGCACTAGGATATAAATGCAGTGTTTACGATTTACACAATTACAATTCAAAAAATAATTAGAAAGAAAGAGGATTAGAGAATTATGAAAAAAGAAGAAATCAAAAAAGAAAAAATTAAAGAATTAAAAGAAATTTTGAAAGGCACAAAAAAAGATAATAACGGTTACAGATTAGCCTTTAGAATTGAAAGAGTCGCAAGTAGTGGGATAAGTCGCTGCTTATCTATTTACACACAAAAAGGGGAATACAACAGAAATATAACACAATTACTATGTGATATTATGGGTGAAACTTACACAAAAGACGGTTTTATGAGAGTTTATGGCTGCGGGATGGACATGTTATTCAATACTTGCTATGAATTAAACTGTATTTTAAAAAAATTAGATAATTACAAAGGAAACAAAAAAGATAATTATAACTACATTGTTAGCACTTGGTATGATTTAATTTAAGGGAGGTTAAATAATATGACACAAAATGAATTATTAGAACAAGCAAAAAATTATATTGACTATAATTTAAACGATGAAAAAAAATTAGAATTAGTTATTGATATTTTAGATGATCTAAGCGTGGAGGCTTTTAAAAATGATTGTTGCAAGAAAGGGAACACATTGACAACTACTATTTTAATTTTAAAAGAAATTAAGGAGAAAAACGAGGAAGCAATTCCATTATTTTAATAGGGGGCGTTTTAAATGAAAAATGACATCAAGCAAATAAAAAATGAAATATCAAACACGCAAACGCAAAAACAAGCAAAAGAGCAAAAAAAAGCCCATCAAAAGGCTTTAAAAGAAAACTTAACGACCATCTGTGTTGAGTTTTTAGAATATAAGGGCAAAAATTTACTGTATCTTTTGGAAAATAAACACAAGATCATTATAAAAGCAATAAAGAGAACTAGAGAAAGCGAGCAATTACAGAAAGAAGATTCAGATTTCAAAGAATTTGACAAACTGCCAGGAACTGACAAATTTACTTTAAATGATAAAAAAAGTGATGAAAAAGAAGCAGAAGATTATAACTGTTTGTATGACATTTTCTTTTCTATTTATTCAAAACTAAAAAGGGAAGAAAAAGAAAAAGAAAAATTGCAAAAAGAAGAAACAGAAAGAAAACTACATAAAATTATAACAAACAAAATAGAATTTTACGCAGACGAAGCAAAAAAGCAATCAACTTTAGCAAAAAAGTATTTGATTGCAGCATACAAGTACAACGAATTAAAAGAATCAATCATCAATGAAATATTAGAACTAGATCCAGACATTGAAAAAATGCAGATTTCAAGCGTTTATGACAAAGTATTAAAAGAATTATTAAATAAGTATAAATACACAGGTGAATCAGAACCAAAGCAACAAAAACCGATAAAATTACATTGGGTTTGGAAAGCAAATTTTGTTTTAGATGCGATTAACGCACTATTTAAGCACTTTTAGCAAGTGCTTTTTATTTTGTACTATTTTATCATATATTAAAAAAGGCTATTTTAAGCCATTTTGAGAAACGTTTTTATTTTGTAATATAATTGCATTGTCATATATATAAACGCTTGAAATAAACATATTAAAGCATTAAAAAAGATATGTTTTAAATATCTTTACAGTTTAACGGAAAAAGAGTTGATATTTTGCTTTTATATCTAGTTTACATGTAAATTTACATTTTTTATTTACAATTGGCTTTACACAAAAGTTCTGGATTTCAAAATATCTGGAATTTTAATAAAAATTTTTAAGTAACAAAAAAGCAGAAAAAGTCTGGAATTATCTGGAATTTTTTTTCTTTTTCTTGTAATCTCTAGCGTATTTTCTCTTCTTTGCTCTGTATGTTGGTTCTTCCCAATAATACTTTTTGCTTTGTTTTGCCTCTTCTTTTTTGTGAGTTTTGGCATATTTTAATCTATCTTCTTTTTTCTTCTCACGATATTTCTTATTCTTTTTGTAATATTCTCTAGCATACTTTGCGTTTTCTTTTTTGTCCATTTGAATCATCTCCTCTAAACTATTATATCATAAAAACGAAAAAATCTTGCTAAAAGGGGGTGAGCAAGATTTCTTCAAAGAATTATGAATTTAAAAAAAGTAATGAGTAAGCCTTTTGACTTACAAATTAATTATAGCAAATTATCTCAATTTATGCAATATGTATATTAGTTTAGAGGAGATG